ATCATATTCAGGGTCATTAGGTTGACATAGATGACCAACTCCTAGAGTCTTATAGCCTAAACTATCCATATAAATCTCTAGGACTTCGCCCTCGTGTCGTTTGATTTCAGCTTTACATTGTTCAATGTTCATCTTACAATCCTAATTTTTTCATTTGTTCAGCATAACTTAGTCCACCTAAGTCATCGCTTTCTCTGTCCTTTGGGTCTAACTTAACAAAAGGTACTGGATAATCTTCACTAACCACTCCACCCTCTGCATATTCTTTTCTTAAACTTTCTTTAATTTCTTCAATGTTTTCTTTTTGCATTTTATAATTATCAGGGTCAAAAATAACAGGAAGATTACTTAGTTTAGAATCAATTGCTTTAATATCCATTAAAACATCAATATAATCACTAGTGTTTTGTGCTTTATCAAGAATTTCTTCTTTTAATGTGTCTGTTATTCCTAAAGGACTATAAGTTTTATTTGTGGTAATAAAATTAATTCTATCTGCCCGGCTCATCCCAGCTTCTTTTAATAATCCAATAGTATTTAAATTTAATTTATCAGCTGAATCACTCATTTTTTGAAACTTTGCGTAGTCTTTGTAATATAATAAATTTTCTTTTAAATATTTATTTGTAAAAGTATTTATATCTAACTTATCACCTAGTCCATCAAACAATCTTCTACGTCTTTTGTTTTTTTCTTTTAATAAATCATTAGCTTTATACGTATAAATATTTTCTAAATATTCTTTATTCATTGGCTGCATTCCGTAGCCTGTTAAAAATTTTATAAAAGATTGAACAGGATAAATGTCTTGGTCAAAAGCAGTTTGTTCTTTTCCAATTGTGTCTATCCAATCAGTTGCTCTTGTTACAGAGCCCGGAGTTATAGACTCTAACATATTTGCCATAAATATAGTTAAATTGTCTTTATTTGTAAGACGATAAGTTAAACTACCACTATCATCAAACCTCATAGTTTTATCAAATGGATTACGTATTAAGTTTCCGTCTAAATCTCTACCACCCCTTACAATAAAATTACTAATTTGTTCTTGAATAATAGATTCACCTAAAAACGGTGAAACCATTTCTGTTGTAAGAGTTGTTAAAACATCTTTAACAAGTCCTTCTTCATCAACATCAGGATTTGCTAAATTTCTATTAATTAAAACTTGTAATGGTTTTTTTGGAAAATCATAAGCATCCCATGAGCTTAAGTTTCCTATCATAGGTGTACCATCAGGTGCAACTGAAACAGTAACATTAGAGTTTCTCATGTAATCAGGTAAAAAATCTTTATGAGCATCTAAATCATCTTTGCCTAATCCAGCCATAAAATTAGAAGTTTCTTGTAGTGCTTTTGCCGAGCCTCCAGCAATAGTTGTAAATGCTGCAAGTCTGAGACTACCTCTATTTTTAATTAATTTTCCAGCTTCTTCAGCTCCATCTTTTATTAAAGCGTTTCCAAATTTAATTTCATTAATTCCTCGTGTAATACTATTTGCAGATATTCTCACTGATTCTGCCATAAAAGAAAAAAATCTACCAAACATTGGCATTCTTCTTAAATCTTTTAAAAACTCAGGAACTAAATCATAGTTAGGTAAAACATCTCTTACTATAAAAGCTGCTTCATCTTTTGCTGTTTCTTCTGTAAATCTATAAAAATCAAACTTAGAATCTTTAGGTAAAAGTTTGTTGTACTTTAGTAAATTTTGCTCTTCTGTAAGATACATAAAAATTTTCCAAAAATCATCTTGACCTATATATTTATTTTGAGCTTCTCCTGCAATTCCTTTTGGTGATGTAACTTGCAACTTACCCTTTTTAAAAGAATAGTAGGGTACTGGCATGTTATCCAATAGCCAATCAACTCTACCAACAATAGCTCCTTTTTTTAGTTTAGATAAATCACTTGATAAACCTTGCAAATCTCTTGCAATTACACCTTTATTTAATAAACCTCTACCAGAAAGTTCTTCGTGAAACTTTTGTAATTCTAAATCGTCACTTGTTTTAGCGTTTAAAACTGTTCTTACATACTTTGTTTTTTCAATATCAAAAGGATTAATTCCATTGGCTGAAGTCATTTGACCTCCACCTACTATATTTTTTAAATGGGTTGTATGACTCCAAACAGTTTTAGCTGCTTGAGATAAACCTTTTAGTAATAACAAATTTCTATAGGTTGTTCCAATGACACCTTCTTTTTCTAAGGTTTGCATACCCCATCTTTTGTAGTTAGAAAAATAAGTTAATAAATCAGGACTTGTATATGTACCTGATAATTTACCATAACCAGCAGGTATTTCTTCTTTAAAAATTCCTTCTGGTGTTTCTCTAAAATAAATTCCTAAACCATCATTATAAGCTGTATCATAAAATTTAGCATCTTCATATAGTTTACTTAATTTTGTGGTTGAGTGTATAAGACTTTGTGTAGGATTATCTATTTCACCCATTAAATTTCTTAAAACAGGAGGTATATCTTTTCTACCTCTTAAAATACTTTTTCTAATCATATCAAACTTTTCTAAGTTTGCTGTAAAGTTATTAGAACTTATATTTTCTCGTAAAATTAAATTCATATCTGCAGCTACTTGAAGTTTTAATTCATCAGGAGATATGTCTGGATTTTGTTTTAATTTTTGTGCTGTAAAATAGTCTTCTGCTTCTTTAAAAGCTTTTGGAGTAGGCACATAGTTAGGGTCTTCAAATAGTTTGTAAGACCTTCGTACATAAAAACCAAGACTATCATTATAAATTTTTCTTTGTGTTTCTGTTAGATAATCTGTTTCTAACATTTTAATACTTAAATCATCTTGTAAAGTTCTGAAAGCTTTAACTGGTTGTTGTAATTCTTTTGGAAGTTTTCGTAAAGCTTTTTCAAATTCAGGACCTTGTTGTGTTCCTAAACTTGTGCCTTTACTTGTAACAATTGTTGGGCTTCGTCTGTCCCAAAATAAAACTCTACTTACATCATCCAATAAATCTTCTTTGTCTTTACCAACTAACTCAACAATCTCATCAATATTAGATTCTAAATTAAATGCTATGTTGTTTATTTCATCTGACCATTTTTCTTTTAAGTTTTCTGTTTTTAAAAACTTTTCGTGTAAATGTCTAGATTTACCACCTCGTGTACTAAAAAGTTTTGTTCTAAAGTTTTCTAAATTACGAAGAATTGGACTATCACTAAATTGTAAATTAATACTTGTAAGCCATTTTGTTCTTGAAGAAGGTTCTAAGGCTTTTATATCTCCTTCACCAACAACTTTTCCAGCTTCGATATCTTTTTTACGATGATGTAATGCTACTTTTTTTTGTGTCGCATCCATATCTCTAAATGTTGCTACTCTATTTAAAAAATTATCAACACTATCTTTTCCTTTAGAAGATACATTGTTTAAAAAATTTTTAAATTGGTTTCTAAATTCTGAATTTTTAAATTTTTCTTTAGTAGCATTATAACCAGCATTACCAAGTGAAAAACCACCAGCAAATAAAATACTATCAGCTAAATGATGCATACGATTTTCAAGATGGCTTCTATCTTGAGCATCACTTTCTAAATAAGTTTTTAAATCTCCAAATAAACCATCATCTTCAGTAAGAAAATTACCAATTATTTGTGGAAAAAGTGCATCATCATCATAAGGATTAAGACTTAATTGAAAACCTACTTCTCCTTGACCAAAACTTTTTAAATATTTTTGAGCTTTTGTTGCTGCTTCTACTCCTTTTGTTGCTTTACTAACTAAACTAACTCCAGCAACAATTTCTCCAACATCACTGACAATATCAGCTACATCATTTACAGGGTCTTTAATAGAAGAAACAGAATAATCACCTCGTTTACTTCTTTCAACGTTGTTTGCACCAACTAAAGCTCCATAAACTTTGTCAATAACTTGTTCTTGTTTTTCGATTCGTTCTAATCTACCTTCTTGTAACTTATCTATTTCTTTTTTAGACCTTAACTTTCCAGTTTCTATTTCCATTCTAGATGGAAATGTTCCGGGCTCAGATATCATTCTAAATGTTTCAAGAAGTCCTCTTGGAACTGACGAAGCTATTTTTGCAGGAAATCTTTTAATATCATTTTTTTGTTCATCGGTTAATCTACGATAAAGATTTCCATAAGTAGGAAAAGCATAGGAAGCCTTTTCAAAAAGACTATCGTTATTATCTGCCATATTTTTTACTCAAATATTTTGCTATAAATATCTAAAAATTCATTAAGTTTATTTTCTGCATAAACTTCACTTTTTATACCTTCTCTTTCTAAATAAGCTGAAGTAAGAGGGTCACTTAATTCTGCTAACACAGTATTAAATAGAGTTAATGTAACTTTATCAATTCCAGCAACTTTTATTTCTGCTTCTAAAGCTTTTCTAACAGGGTCTTTTTCGCCAACATTTTTATTTTTTAAATCTTCTAGTAAATAAATTTTCTTACGTAATTCAATAGTATCTTTATCACCTAATCCACTTCTTTCTTCTACATAATTTGTTCTACGTAAAATATAACTGTTGTAATTATTATCATCTTTAAGAGGAACTTTGGTATTTTCTTGTTTCCAAAGAGTATCAAAAGTACTTTGAGCTTGAGAAACTTTTTCTAATATTGGGTCAAAGTTTGTAGAGCCTACAATCATAGCTGATTTTAATTCGTTTGTTGTGTAAGTATCTTTATTTAAATTTCTAATTAAGCTTCTTTGTAAATCAGCATCTTTAACACTTTCAATAATTCTAGATTGAGCTTCAAGTTTAGTTAAAGTAAATGCATTTGGGTCTCTAAATAATTCAATTTCAGCCCCGTCTCTAACTTCAGTTGGGTCTAATAAAAATCCAAATGAGCCTCGTAAAGCTTTATTTTTATTAGCTTCAATTTCTTGTGGAGATAATTCATCTTTTTTCTTACCTCCAAGATAATCCCAAGCTTTATGAACAATACTTAATTCTTTTGGAGCTGTAATAGCTTGTTGTCTAGAAACATAATAATCTTCAAAAGGCTTAAAGAATTCTTCTTTAGTCATACGTTTATCCATGCCTTCAAAAGCAGGATTTTGTATTTTAGATTCATGTAATGTTTTAGCATTAAGTGCCCAATCATTAATTTCTTTTGCTCGTTTTTTTCTAGCATCTTCTGTGCTTAAGTCAAAGTTTGGATTTAATTTAGCAAACTCTGCTTCTCCTTGAATCATAAAATGATTTGGATTTTTTCTATATGCTTCATCTTCTTTCATTAAAGTGTCATAAGCATTCCATCTATTAGTAACTTTTGCTTGGTCAAAAACTTTTAATCTTTCGTTTTCTTTTAAATTTTTTAAAGCATTAGAACGCATACTATCTTCTTTTAAACCAAACAAAGTTGTTAAGCCTAAAATGTTTCTCATTCTATTGTTTCTTTTACCTGTACTAGAAAGATAAGTACCAAGTAATTCACCAACATTAAAACCAGAACCACTTTTATCTAATAAATTTTTTAAAATATCTTGAGCCATTTTATACCTCTTTGCTTAATAAACTTGTGTTGTTTTCTTTTTGTACTTTTTCTAGTAAGCTTGGTTGTATTTCTACTTGCTCAACTATTTCTCTTATTTCAGATGGAACAGACTGGGGATTAACTCTAGCTGCTGCTTGTTTTCTTAAAGCTTCTAAACTATTGACTCCCTCTTGTACTTCATCTACTTGTTTTTGTGGGTCCATTTCTGTTGGACTTGTGTCATCTCCAGTTTCTAAAGAATATTCTATTTCTGCTTTTTCTGATAATGCCATAATCATATACATGGTTGGTTCCATTAATATTAACATTAAATCAGGATTCCATTTACCTTCTAAAAATCCAGTGTATAAAACAATAGAAGCAATATCAATAATACCTACACCATTACTAACTGACAATAAAATATTTGAAGTTGTTTCAGGTACTGTTAAGTTTTCAAAAACATACATCATAGCTTCGTTTGGATTTGAAATTTCAACAGGCTTTTCCCAGTTGTAAGGTTGGTCAGGTGAATTAGTTAAAGACTGTCCGGGCAAGGGTCTACCTTTGGCTAGACTTGAGCCCATAAAGTTTGTTGCTTTTTCTGAAATTGCCATAGTTTATACCTGTCCGAATTGTGCTAAAAAGTTTGGATGAAGTGTACCATAAAATGCTTCTTTGTGCAAATCTAAAAAATTTGTTCCTGATACTGTAGGTATTTGATTTTTAACTTCTGCCATTAACATAGCTTGAGCAGGTTCTCCACCAATAGTAGGTTGAACTGCACCATAACCACCTTCATCAACTGGTGTTCCCTGTGCAGCACTAACAGCTAATGCTGTAAGAGTTCCTTTAGCAACATCTGCTCCAAACTCTCCAGAGGGTGTTAAAAAACTACCAACTGCTTCACCAGCTTTATAAGCTCCTTTACCAGCTTCAACACCAAGTTTAGAAATTTTTCCTACGGTATCTAAGTCAGCAAACTTAGCAGTGTCTAAAGCTTCAACTTTAGATAAATCACCTGCTAAAAATTTTTCAAACTTTGTTGGGTCTGCTATAACTTTTGAGCCTTGTACTGCTGCATCTGTTCCAACTTTAGATAATGTACTTTCTAAAGCTCCGGGTTGAGTTGCTACTTCACTTACAGCACTTGTTAAATCAGGTTTTGCAAAAGGGTTCATTTTGGATATATTTGTTTTAAGCCCTTGGAACCATTTGGTGTTTCCAAACATAGCGTTTGCTCCACCCCAAAACATCATAGCTAAACCAATTCCTCCAAGGATTTTACCAAACTTAGAGCCAAATAATTTTTTAACTCCTTTTTTAATTTTTTTACCAACCTTTCTTAAAAATCCCATTTATTATCCTCCATATAATCCAGACCTGTAAGAATTACCTAACGTACTTACAAGGCTTGTTAGGTAGTCATCATACTTTTCTCCAGACTTACCTTCGTTTGCAATAGCAGTAGACACAATTTGTGCTTTTCT